AGCAAGAGTAAATGAGTGGAGGCATGGATCTAACTTACTGAAACTTTCTAACATTCAAGGAAATGTTAGAAACAATCTTCCTCTAGTTGGTGAGATCTCAAAAACTTCTGCTACTATCAAGTCAGAATACAAAACTGTTTTTAATCTAGACTTAAAACCTTATTCTAACAACATAGGATCTTATAGATCTGATAGGGGAAAACTTGGTGTTAGTAATCAGAGATTAACCGATTCTTTCTTCTATCAAGACTATTCATATGTTGTTAAGTCTAGAACAGCAATTGATAACTGGAGAGAGTTAGTAAAAGAAACTACACACCCAGCAGGATTTAAACTGTTTGGTGAAGTTATCATTGATCCTATTATTGAAGATGGCATCACAATGCCAACTGAGATGCCAAAAGCATCACACTTTAGTATTATTGAATTGTGGGACGCTGATAAGAATAAAGTAACAGTAGAGAGCACTACCAGAACTATTACTCAATCAGTTCTTTCGGTTGATGATTACCGTGCTATTAAAGGTAGTGGTTCTATTGCTGTTAACGAATTTGATTTTAATTACACTAACGCATTCGAGTTAACTTTAAGACAGAATCCAACTGATCCATCACCTCTCGATGGTACATTCAATGGAGATGGTCAACTAGTAGGTACACGATCATTTACTCTTTATAATAATGGAGCACCATTTAATCCATATAGTGCAGAAAATCTCATTGTAACGATTGATGGCGTTTTACAGGAACCAAAGGTAGCGTATACTATTTCCAGTAATCAAATTGTCTTTGCTACACCTCCACTTGGATATAATGTAGTTGAAGGACAAGATGTCTATGAACAAAAAGTTCTAATCCGATACATCGAATTTAAGAATGATGCTTACAATGATAAGCACTTCAGAAAGATCAGAAACTTCTATCAAAGAAATGGTAGATGGTTGGATGCAGCAAATCAAATTCTATTGAATGTAGATTTTATTGTTGCTGAGTCTATTGGTTACTTTGAATCTAAGTATGCTAGTGAAATTGCAAATGCTACAATTCCATGGACAGCGATTGAAAACGAAGTTCAGGGAGATATTAGAAATCTTTGTGCTGCATTAGAACATGATTTAAGATTTGGTGGAAATATCAAGAGTGTAGACTATGCAGAACTTTTTGCAAGTTCTTACTCTGCACAAAATACACAAATAAATGATTTGTTCCAGTATGTCGCAAGACTAGCAAAACTTGCTGCCAGAAACTGGGATTGGGTTGCTATTGGAGCATCATATACTGCAGGAAGTGATATTATCACAATTTCTGATACATCAAATATTGCACTAGGTGCAGTTGTAAGTTCTGGACAGGCAATTCCACTATCTTCTGGATATAAAGTTATCGAAATTATTTCAGATACTCAAGTAAGAATTGATGGAACAGCACTGGTTGATAGTGGCACTGCACCTCCAGGATCTGGCGGACCAGGAACCACTTATTTAAGTGGCACACAGTCAGGTGACGTTACGCTACCAACAGCAACTGGCGCGGTTGTTCCTCCAGATACATATGGACTACCACCAGGAACAACATTGACTGTACCTCCTGTATTTGCAGGACTTGATCAAGTTACCTTCTCGTTCAGTGGTATCAATAATGGCACTTATTATGATGCATCAAACCTAATTGATAAAAATAGAGACTATATCGTTGACTATGCTATCAACTGGGCAAAAGCAACATATCCTGGTCTACAATGGTCTCAAAATGAGACTAAGTGTAGAAGAGACACTGGGTATCTCTTAGATGCAGCAATTTACAGTTTAAGATTTGGTGGCAACCTCAAGTTGGTAGAATTTGCAGAACTATACTTTGTAGGAAGTCAACTCAATTATATTGTTGGTGAGTTTGTTGAAACAAAAGCAACATATCAAAAAGTTCTAACTGAACTTTGTGTTGATGCTATGCGTCAGACTTTGCAAGCATCTCAGTATACAAATATCATTCCAGTAATTGATCCAGAAGTAATTGTTGATGCCGTATCTCCCACATGTGCAGGTGTAGAGTCTGCATTGAATACTTATTGTGATATTATTGAAACTATTTTAGATAGTGGTCCTAATGTTGTTCAACCAACACAACAAAATCCAACTAAGAAAGGACTTTACACAAACTTAGTTCCTTATGCAAACTATAGTATTATACCAGATAATCAACTAGTTTCCAGAGAATGTGAAGACGTTGTTTCTGCATTGTCAACATACGCTTCTATTGTAGAAGATTATATGGTAAATGACAATACAGTAACCAAGTCACTACCAGACTTTATCGATAATGAGACTTCTGAGTTTGAATTATATTGGGATGATGATGGATCACCCGTAGCACTTACAGAGACAGATGAGCACTTGTTAGTTGCATTCAATGGTGTCATTCAACGTCCTAAGTATAATCCAGATGAACCAGCATTTGATTCATATTGGGTTGATAGAACTGTTACTCCAAACGTAATTAAATTTACTGCTCCTCCTATCTGGGATCAAAATTTGTCTGCAAAGACAATTCAAGAACCAACAATGGTTGAGAAGTTCTTTGCTACTAACATTGGTAATTACAGAAGATATACTATTGATAAGTCACTTGTCAATGGCGTAAGAAAAGGTCCTTTCTTGATTCTTAGTGTAGACGAAGACAAGATATTAAACATTGACGATCCAAACTACATGATTGTCATTGTTAATGGCGTAATTCAAAAACCAACCACTGCATATGAAGTAGTTGGAACATCTATCACGTTTAAGTATCCAATGCGTGATGAAGATGTTGTTGATATTAGACTATGTTATGGTAGAGACTTAGACCCAACAGTAACTTTACATGACTTCGACACTACTGGATATTTGTATGATTACACATTAGAAGTTAATGGCACAAATACTGGTGTTAACTTCAATAGTTTTGCTTTAACTACTGACTGGGCATTAACAACCAAAGATAAGTTCTACATCTATCAGGAAGATTCTAACGGAACTTATGGTATTGGTTCCGTATATGATTGGAAGCAGGTAGGTGATAACCAAGTTGTAGTCAAGATGTATTCAAATAACATCGACTATGACCCATCTAGAGCAACATATATGAAGACGATGGGTGCTACTGCGGTAAGCATTTATACTTTTGCTTCTTCCGATACATTTACATTGACCAAAAATTATGATTATTTGTCTAGAACAGATAAGTCATACTTTGCACAAGATGTAAAGAGAAGCAATGATCTCCTCCAAAGAAAAGGATTCTTCAGACTTGCACCAGGAGATAAGATTAAGATTGATGGCGAGTTAAAGTATAGAACAATCAGATCTATTCCTGATGAAGTTTACACTAGAGACAACCGTGTAGATGGTGATGCTGGTAATGACATCTATGGTTCTTTTGGTATCTCATCTTATAATGGTAAAACTATGGGTGAAGGTCTCAGCGTTTCTGCTGAGATTACAAATGGAGTAGTCACTGCACTTACATGGAATGAAAGAATTGTAGAACCAATTACAAATTCTGATGGATCTATAACTTATAAGTTCTATAGACCAACCGCTTTTAATTATGAGACTGCACCAAAATTAATGTTTGTTCCCAAAGATGGGAATGGTGGTGGTGCAAGAGCACAAATTATTGTTGATCGCGGATACATTCAAGCAATTCAACTGGTCTCTGGTGGATCGGGTTACACTGAAGCACCTAAGGTAGTTGTTACTAGAAAGTATGATGTCAAGAAACAAGATGATATCAAGGTATCTCTTGTAAAACTAGGTATACAAGGTGTCGTCACACAAGGACTAAGAGTTATCTCTAATGTCAGTGCGATTGGACTTCCACTACCAGGGGAGGCATTACTTTCTACTATTGTTTTGGATTCAGTACAAGAAGTCCAAGACCAAATAGAACAAGAAATTTACCCAGAACCTGTGCCTGATGCTATTATGGCATCAGATCCTCTACCAGTTAAGAGGAAGCAAATTATTCAACTTGATCCAGTTGATGCTGGACAATCTGATACTGCAGATAGGTATATTTCTAGAATTTTAACTGTCAGAGCAGAAGACATTGTAAGTATTTCTCAATACACCACTAGTAGACTTGTTACACAAACTATTCAACGTGAGATTGCAAATACATTCTTAGATAATGTAATTTACAGAGCACCTGGAGCATATCTACAAGCACCTTTGAATATTGGAGATACTATTGTATACATCCCAGACACCTCTAAGTTTACCAGCAATGGTAAGTTGATGGTTGGTGATGAAGTTGTCTATTACCCAAGAAAACGTGGCGATAGATTCCTTAATGTAACTAGAGGATTTGAAGGCACTACCGAAAAAAATTGGGCACCTGGAACATTTATTAGACAGATTGAAGATTTTGTAAGTGTTGCGTTTGGTGGTATTGCCGAGATTCAAAGTGAGACTGTTGTTAGAAATAGTATTCCAACTAGTGTCACTGAAAGAAAAACGCAACAACAGTTTGAAGCACCTGCTGAATTTACAATTACAACAAAGATTGAGCATGTAAGTCAGTTACAAGTACCTGTAGATGCAGTTTCTGTTTCTTCTTTATCTCAAGAAATGATTTCCAGCGTTTCTGCTGGTGGTGATAGCATTGTTTCTGACTTTACTAACTTTAGACCAGTTGCTACTTTTACTACTGGAGAACTTCAGGTAGAAACACTAGCAACAACGCATGTAACCCAAACAGCGTTGTTATTATTCACTCCTCCTGGTGGAGTTGTAGATTACTTCCAGGAAAGTATTTTCTTTACAAATCCAATTCTAACCAGATTAAATGGATTCGTGACTCTCGTAGATTCATCTGTAACTCAAAGAGATGGAACTGTTATTGAAATTAAAAATATTCAAGAGAATGAACAGACAGATTATGTTGGCAATTATTCTGTTGGAAATGTTGGTTCAACCATATCTTCTTGGAATTATGTTTCAAAAGATGAGGGAACTATTCCTTCTAGTGGAATTTCAATTGCAGAGTTTGACAGATTATTTGCATCATTCACCGTGAAAGATATTGAGGAAAGGGGATATTCAAATTATACTCTTTCTGGTGATAAATTTAATCTTGGCATCCCAACATACAATACAGCAGTTACTGTATGTTTCACTTCTGGAACTATTGGATCGGCAATTACTGTTCAGAATACCGACTACTTCCCTACTTCTGGTTACATATTCCATGGATCAGGAGCTACCAGAGGAGTCATTCAGTATACTGGAAAAACAGCAACAACCTTTACGGGATGTACTGTATATAATGGATCATCTACAATCACAAATGGGTCTGAAGTTATCCCCTTTGTAATTACCTAAATATCGGTATAAATATAAATAACTTTGGCATAAACCACAACGTCGGAAAAAGAAACCAATGGCTGCTATCATCTCTGATAAATTTAGAATTTTTAATGCGAAGCAATTCCTCGAATCGCTTAGTGAAGGCGCAAACGATGCTAGCGCCGACCGTACCAGACTCTACTTCTTTGTAGGTCGCCCCCAAGCATGGAGAGCATACTTAGAAGTATACTCGGTAGACGGTGGATCATTCACCGTAGGAAACGAAGTCTATGTCGGAACTAACTACGGAAGCGCAACTTTCCGTGGAACTGTCGAAAAAGTTTACAGCAATTCAGTTCTACTGAGTGCAATTTTTGGAAGCAACGGTACAGCGTCTGCTCCTGGCACTGGATCTACTCTTAAAGAGTGGGATGGTTCTGCTAACACCGCTGTTACTGCTGTAACTGGTGTGTATCGTTACGCAACAGAAGATGCACCCCCACTTCCTCTAGACAACCAAACAGAAAAGTTTGGTGTTTATGACGACATCATTGCTGCAAAGAGAGTAACCGACGCTAATGCCCGTGCAGTAATCCGTCGTTATAACTGGGATCTTTCCAGTAATCCCAAGTTCGACATGTGGAAACCTGACTACTCTGCATCTCCTGCAGGTGGTGGACAGATTGGTAAGCAAACTGCTCTAGGATTTGATAGCATTGCTGATGCTAAGTTCTATGTAATGAATACTAACTATGAAGTATTCAAGTGCCTCTACAATGGCGAAAACCCTGCTAACCCAACTGGTCAGAACGCAACCGTAGAACCTTCTACTGCTGCTGCTGGTTACAATGGCACTACTGGAATCTTTACCGAAGGATCTGGTGCTGGTTATGTATGGAAGTACATGTACACCCTACCAACTGATGATGTACTGAAGTTCCTTTCTTCCGACTTCATGCCTGTTGTACTACCTACCGAGTCAACCAGAGTTGCTGTTGAAGCATTGGCAGTTAGTGGTTCTATTGACATTGCACTGATCGAAGATGCTGGTAGCAATCTACCTCCTTCACAGACTCTATACGCTGCTATCCAAGGCGATGGAACCAACGGAGTTGTACAAATCTCAACAACTGCAGGTGGAGCGATCAGCACCGCAACTGTAGTTGGTCGTGGTCAAGACTACACCTACGCTAATGTTCTTCTAAGCAACGGTTATCTCTATAGCGATCAGGGACTAACCACTGGTGTTGCAACACCTGCAGGTGCAACTGGTGCAATCGAAGTTGTACTTCCTCCTAGGGGCGGGCACGGTGCTGCTGCAGACATCGAGTTGAATGCAAAGCGCGTTATGACAAACATTCGCCTAACCTATGCAGAAGGTTCGGGTGACTTCCCTGTAGATAACGACTTCCGCCGTATTGGTCTAGTAACCGATCCTTATGATTGGGGTACTACTTCTTATGCAACTGCTTCCACTTTGAACGGTATGTATGCAGTTAAGATTACTGGATCTACTGCAGATTACATCCCCGACGAACTAATCACACAAGTCCGTGGTGATGGCAACACTGCAAAAGGCACCGTAGTTTCCTGGACTCTTGATAGTGGTTCGACAACTGATGGTATCCTTAAGTATTATCAATCACCTGATCAACACCTCCACAATGGTGCAGTTTATCCATTTGAAGCAAATGGTGCTGTAGATGTTGGTGGTGCTGCATCTGCTGCTGATGGTAATGTTGATACCACTTATAACGGAACTCTAGAGGGCGTCACTCTTGCTAACGGTCTAGGAACTCCTGAGATTGCTAACAACTCTGGTGATATCATCTACATTGAGAACAGAAGACTAATCACTCGTGCTCCTGACCAGATTGAAGACATCAAACTTGTCATCGAATTCTGATCAAAATTAAATACGATTAAGTCCCCCGAGAGATCGGGGGATTTTTTTTATCTCTACTAAATACTAAAGACAAGATGCTAGTATTTGGCGGAGTACCATGCCACAGAAGACTAACCTTAATGTTTCTCCTTATTTTGAGGATTTTGACGACAATAAGAATTTTTATAAAATCCTTTTCCGCCCTGGATATTCTATTCAAGGCAGGGAGTTAACACAGTTACAATCTGTTTTACAAAATCAAATTGAAAGTTTTGGTAAAAATACTTTCAAGCAGGGAGAGTTGATTGTACCTGGAGAGGTTGGACTAAACAATAAATTAGACTATGTAAAACTATCTTCTGTTTCTGAAGTTGCAGTAAACGAAGGTGGTACTATCGTTTACAGAAAGTATGACATTTCACAGTTGGTTGGTCAACAACTTAGAGGTCTTACTTCTGGTGTTGTAGCAAATCTTGTCGCGGTACAAACATCAACAGAAACTAGCGCAGATACTTTGTTCGTTACTTATGTAACAAGTGGTAATGCTGGTAATGAGTCTACTTTTAGACAAGGTGAGACTCTTGAAGTTATTGATGGTGTTAACACTCCTTTGCTGGTAGTTGGAACAGATGGTAGTGTTCTTCCAACTACTGTTACTGTAGTAAACCCCGATACTCAGGATGTAACTGTTGTAGAAAGTCCCGCAATGGGTTACGCTTCTGCTGTCAAGGTAGAAGAAGGTATCTATTTCATCAATGGATATTTTGTTCGTAATGATGCAGAACTATTCATTATTGATCCATACTACAATGCACCTTCCGCAAAAATTGGATTCAAAGTAGAAGAATCTATTGTAACACCCGAAGAAGACTCAAGCCTCTACGATAATGCTATTGGTTCTTCTAACTTCTCTGCTCCTGGTGCTCATAGATTAAGAATTCAATTAAACCTTGAAAAGTATGGGTTATCTGAGACAACAGATAAAAACTTTATCAAGATTTTAACTGTAAAGAGTGGTGTAATCCAAAAGCAAATTAAACCTGCTGACTACACTATTCTAGAAGATACACTAGCAAGAAGAACTTACGATGAGTCTGGTGACTATGTTGTAGATAGATTCGATGTTAGTGTCAGAGAATATTACCAGAGTGAAGACAACAATGGTCTGTATGCTCAGGGAGAAGATGGACTAGTTAATGGTCTCTCCCTCCAAGATGCATCCCAAAAGATGGTTGCAAATATTGGATCAGGTAAAGCATATATTAGAGGATATGAAATTGTCAACAAAGAGACAAAGTATCTTGAAGTAAATAAGGCAAGAGAGACAGTAGACGCAGAAAATATCACTCTCAAAACTACTGGTCTTCCAACTTACCCAATCACCAACGTTTATGGATCAATTCCATTCAACGCAGAGGGTTCCGAACTAACTGCATATCCTGATGTAGAACTATACAAAACATTTAACGACGGTACAGCAGGACAGAATATTGAATTTGCCGCTGGTCAAACTTCAGTTGCAAATCCAAACAGAACTGGAATTGGGACTCGTTCTTCTATTGACAGAAGAGGACAACTTTATGGTGACAGTCTTGCTATTGTCACAGTATATGTTGACATCACTAAAGGCGATGACACCCCAAGTCTTATCAACAAAATTAACGTTACTGGTGATTTAGCATTTGAAGATTGCTGTGATGCTAATGGCAAACTATACTTAGCATTTACTTATACTGGTGGTGCTCCATCAACATACAAGTCAGTCGATCTGATTGGGTTTGCAATCAAAGAAAGACCAGATATTTTGGTAGCAAAGAGATTTGCAGAACTTACATTGATGGGCGACAAAGCAGTCTTAAAAGGATTAGTTAGGACTTATGATGTAGATGATTCTAATGGATCTAGAAGACAGTTATATCTGGAACCACTAGCAGGAACTGATGATCAAGGAAATGTAGTTGACGCATCTACTAAAATCTTAGGAAATGTTTGGGACCACACAGCAGTTACTACTCCTTTGATTGGTGTTGCAAAACCAGGAAACTTCACACTAAAAGAATCTGGATTTGGATTTAACCCAGACTCTGATACTGCTATCTCTAAAGGTAAACTATCTGGTGGACAGGTTGCATATAATGGTATCTTTGGTCTTGGTTATTTTGCTCCATCATTTTACACCAAAATTACATTAGATTCTGATATTGAAACAGGAACTTTTGAAAAAGGAAAGTATATCTTTGGTATTACTAGTGGAGCATATGGTGTTATTGAGGGATCTTCGGGTTCTACCTTCTCTACTGGAAATGAGTTAATGATTACTGCTCTTTCTGGTAAGTTTATTTCAGGAGAGGTAATTAGAGACGAAGACGAGAATTCAGCAAAAATTGCTACAGACAATACCATCTCACGCTTCGTAGTTAAGTACAGAGGAAGTGGTGGTTACAATGTAACTACAGGTGGAACTAAAGGAACCGCTGGTATTACTATCAATGGTGTTCCATACGATACATCTAAAGTCAATGTATTTGGTGATATTGATGGATTTGTTCATGGAATTGATATTCTAAGTAAAGGATCCTTCACACAAACCTACTCACAACCACCTGTTGTAACTGTAGACCTTCCAACTAGTGGAAGTATAACTACAAGTGTAAAGATTGATGCTATCCTCGTTAGAAACAGTGTACAAACATATACTCCAAATGATGTTAAATCTTTTGGATGTTCTTATGGATCTGGCGGAAACAATGTCTTTACTGCTGACCTGGAAACTTCTAAGTCTCCATATGCAAAACTAATCTCTATAACTGATTTTACTTTCACTGGAAGCAAAGGATCTAAATTCCTTGAGTGTAATGGATTTAATGGTGACACCACAATCTTCCTGAAGCAAGGAGACTATATCCAGTTTACAGATGCAGACTCTGTTGCCGAAAAAGTCATGGTTTCCTATGCAACCAAACCAGAGGGAACACTTAAATCAAGAATCTACTTAGACACTGCACTTGCTGCTGATGTTGTAAACGGTAGTGTTGTTAAGGTAGAGTCAAACATTGAGAACTCTTCTAAGGGATCGCTGCTATATCCAACTGGTGGAAGTCAGGTTGCAAGCATTTCTCAGAGCAATGAAGACTCTAAGATTTCATATTTCTACAGAAAAGACTTTATTACCGAAGCAGCATCTAGTGGTGGTAACATTACATTTACAGCACAGTTGCCATTTGGTACTCAAAGATTTGCTGCATTCTCGCCAGAGAATTTTGTAATGACGGTACTAAATCCTGGTTCGGCAACCAAAGTTGCAAAAGGTGATGTAATCTACCTAACAGAAGATAATATTGTCTCAGAAAACACCACTGATTTAGCAAGTGGATTGAATGCTGGTAGTGTCAGAGTTAACCTACCACAAGAATTTTTTGGAGCAACTCAGGAACCATTCCCAACTCTAAAACTAAGTGCAACTTTAGAATTAGATAAAGCAAGACCAAGAATCAAAACTGTTGTAAGAAACAGAAGAATTCTTATCAAGTCTGCAGGAGACAGAACTGTTCCATTAAGAGGAGAGAATTTTGATACCGAAGCAACTAATGTATCAACATACTCTGATGTCTTTAAACTCAAGTATGTGTATGAAGGCACTTCTTCATCCCCACCAACAATTGACAGTGCTGGCAACTTAGTTTCTGGTGTTGATGTTACTGAGAGATTTACTTTTGATGATGGACAGAGAGATACATTCTATGATGTATCACGAATTGTTCTAAAACCAGGATTTGAAGCTCCTGTTGGACAACTTGTAGTTGCATTCGATTACTTTGAGCACTCACAAGGAGATTTCTGTACCGTAGATAGTTACTTGCATGAAGCTGGCGTAACTTTAGAAGAAATCCCAACATTCAACTCGTCTGTCTATGGCATTGTTTCTCTTAAGAACGTATTTGACTTCAGACCAAAAGTTGACTCTGCATCTTTCGTAACTGGTTTCCAAGATCAGTCTTCTAGAGAAGCAATCATTAGAAACTTTATTGGTGAAGGTGGTGTTGCATCTGTTGTTCCTGCACCAGATAAGAACCTTGAGTATACGTTTAAGTTTACTCAAACAGAATTCCTAAACAGAATTGATGGTGTCTTCTTAACCAAAAAGGGCAACTTTGTTCTAAAAGAAGGTAACTCTTCACAGAACCCAACTAAACCAGAACTAATCGATGACGCTATCCCACTTTATTATCTGTATATTCCTGCGTTTACTGCAAGCAGCAAAGATGTAAGAATCTTGCCTGTTGATAATCGTAGATATACGATGAAGGATATTGGTAAACTTGAGAAGCGCATTGAGCGTCTTGAGTATTATACTACTCTTAGCATTCTAGAGCAACAAGCTCTCAACATGCAGATTAGAGATTCTATTGGATTTGATAGATTTAAGACAGGATTTGTGGTTGATAACTTTGAAACTCATGGAGTTGGTGAAATTTCATCTGCTGATTACAGATGTGCTGTCGATACCCAACAGTCTGTTCTCAGAGCACCAAACAAAGAAGACTCTTTACGTTTGTTAGAAGTCAATACAACAACCGATCAAAGATTTGTTAATGGTTATGTAAAGACTGGAGATCTTGTTACTCTTCCATATTCAGAACTAGAAGTTCTTGGAAATGATTTTGCAACCAAGACTCTCAATCCAAATCCATTTGTTGCTCTCCAGTATGTTGGAGAAGGTCAACTAAGTCCACAGATTGATTCCTGGTATGATGATACCATTGAACCAATTATTGTAGACAACAACACTGGTTTATATTCAATCTTTATTGCAAAGGATGATACTACAGAAACCTTCTCTAGCATCTTCAATTCTTTCATTATTAACTGGGTAGGTTCCAAAGGAACATTTGGTAGCATCACTTCATTTGGCACTACCAATTCCGATTCTTCGATTGAAAAGGTATCTCAGGCATCTGTATCCAGTAGTTCAAACGTAAGTCCAGATAACAATGAAATTGGTAAGGGTCTTGCTACTGATTCTGACCAGAAGGGTTCAGTTGCAACTTCACTCAAGTTTTATGCTAGACCAACACCTGTTAAGTTTGCTGTAAGAAGACTAAAACCATTTACTATTGTATATCCTTTCCTAGAAGGAAATGATATTTCTAGATGGACATGTCCTGACAGCAGATTTACTGGAATTGCAGGTAACTCTTCTATTGGTTTTAATGCTCCAATTACAACTGACGAAAATGGAAACGCTAGCGGTATTATCATCATTCCTGCAGGAAAACCACCAGTAGAGAATGCAACTTGGACTGGAGATGTTAATACAGTATCATACGATACTACACAACCAGATCTAAGAATTACAACTGGCATCAAAACTATCAGGTTCACATCTAGTGCAACTAATGAAGCAAAAGATACTGTAGATACCTACGCTGATTTGAAGTATTATGCTATTGGTAAACTACCTCAAAATCCACCATCAATTAATGCAACTTCTCCTGCTTACTTCAAAGCAAATGAAGGTATCCAAAAGATTGATAGTGTTACTGATGTTGAGATCAAACCAAATCCACTTGCACAAACTTTCAGCATTGAGGCATTTGAAGGTGGATTGTTTGTAACTAGTGCAGAACTTTACTTCAACAAGAAGAGCACTAACATTCCTGTAAGAGTATATCTTACAAATACCGAAGTTGACAAACCAGCAAAGCATATCATTCCTGGTGCTGAGGCAACACTGTCTCCAAACACATTAATCCGTGCGTATGCAAATGGCACAACTACATTGACTGTTGGTGAAAACATTGTTGGTTCTCAGTCTGCATGTAGTGGACCTCTACTTAAAGTTCTTGACTCCACTAACATCGAAGTTACTGCTTCTGCTGATGGAAAAGTAATCGTTTCTAACGACCAAGTTTATACTCTTGTCTTATCCAATCACAATGGCAAAGAGTATATCCAAAATGAAGGACTTATCATTGATTCTATCACAGAATACAACAATAAGAACAATACAAATCTTGGTCTAACCATTGCCAAAGATGCTGGTAGAGTAACAGACTTGGAAGTTACTGCAACTGGTCAAAACTATGATTCTGCTTTCTTGACATTTGAAAGTCCACAACTTCCTGGTGGTAGTCAGGCAAGTGGCGCTGTAAACATCTCTGGAGGAAGAATCTATAACTCTTCTGTATCTCTAGGTGGATCTGGTTACACAGCACCCCCTGCAATCGTCATAAAGGGCGTTGGAACTGGCAATGGAGGTGCAGTTATCACCGCCAAGCTTACGATTGATACACCCGCTGTTAGAATGGGTGTAGCGGTTGACACAGAAGGCACAACCAACTCAACAAT